AGCAACAGCCGGAGAACAGCCCTGTAATCTGCGATCCATCAGCACGGTTAGAGTAGGCGATCTGTCGATTCTGTACATGCCCCATGACTGCACTCATGTGCTTCTTAGCCAAGAGAGCTGCCGCAGAACTTACAGGACGCCCCATAACACCAGAAGTAAAATAATGAGCGTAGACAACACCATCAATGACAACAGGTTCAAGATAGTTATAGACTTCCCAACCTGCGTCTGCGTATCCCAGATCATCAAGACTGATAGTGCCATCAAGTTTCGGGTCTGACTCGATAGCTCTGGAAATTCTTTCTTCATGGTTTCCGAGAGTGAGAACAAATCGAGGGCGATAAAGTCGTTCTTTGTTTCGTCGTGCTCTTTCATTGTATTCCTTAATCGGTGCTAACAACATTTCCATTGCCTTCTTGGTGACTTCGATGTCAGTCTTGTATCGTCGTCCCTCAAAGCTCTTCTTGCCTACATCGTAGCTGGAGAGGCTAGGCATGTCAGCAAAGTCCCCAATCTGAACCACAACATCAGGCTTCTTGTCAACTAGATATTGTCCAACCCAGGTAAGATAGGACAGATCTACTCCGTCCTTTACCTGACAGTCGGGTATCACGCAATGTACTGTCATTCGCTGTCCTCTTCAAAGGGGTCTACCTCTGGACGCTGAAGCTCAAAGCCTGCATGTGGATCTTCGATACAATACGGATCTTTGATGATGATACGCTCTCGTACACCTTCGTAACCGCAGCTCTCAAGAAACTTACAGAACTGGTACAGGATCTTAACCCATGTGACGCCTGGGTCAAAGTAGTGCCGTGTCTCAATTGATGTAGCTTCAGGCCACTTAGTAGCGCCTTCGTCCATCTCTGAGTCGTAGATAAAACGGTAAACATTACTCATTGTTGCTTCTCCTAATTAGTTCTAGAAAGTACTCAGCATCTACAATCACAAGAGGGCGGGATCTGTTTTGTTTAATAAAGACAACAGGTTCTCCCTTTCCTTTTGCGTTTGTTTCCGCTTGCTCGTAGTACCCGTAGACTGCGATCTTTTCCCTAGACTTACATTCAATACTAATTGGCAACTGCCGTCTTGCTGCTGGACTAAGGAGTAAGTCTTCCCCTGACACGCCCATCGACACGGATCTAACATCATCGGGTTCAAGAGAGAACCTTGCTAGTATTTGATCTCTTACCCACTGCTGGAACACTCGACCCTTTGCCTTTGCGCTGCTTGGTTTCAAACTTTACCACCTTTCTTTCCTTGATCCACGACTTAGGAATGTGCATCCGAGCATTGCTGTCCTTATCAGAGATTGTTGAAGCGATACAGATTGCATCAGCAGTCTCGTCGATAATGAAACCAATGGTGTAGCAGTCATGGATCTCTGCCTTAACGTCCTGTTGCCACTCACAATCTGCTACAGCGTCAACCCAGTGCACGTAAGTTACGCTGGTGGTTTCCACATTTCGTTTGGTTTTCTTCGTATCCATAATAATCTGCCGTTCTCTAGCACCCTTTCCGTGTCGTTGTCATAAGCCTTCAAGACAGCATCATAAAGTTCTTGCTCAGTCTTGCAATCCTTTAGAAGTTTCTCTGCCTTCTTTGGTCCAATCCCGTGCAGCCCTACGATGTTGTCTACTCTGTCACCAGTCAGGATCTGCTTGTAGAAGTTAACGATTCCCTCGTACTCTTCAATCAGATACTTCTTGTCCTTAATGAAGTTATAATGCCAACCTCTAATCATATCAAGATCTTTGTCTAGAGTCATAATCAGGTAGTCGTCTACACTGTCAAACCCATAAGCAGCAATCCCGATAGCATCATCTGCTTCCTGCTCCTGAACCTCATCAAAGGCCCAGGCACTTCTTAGGTATTCCCTGAGTATTTCATAATGAACTGGCTTAGTTCCAGTCCTGTTGCCCTTATAAGGTGCAGTCTTCGCAATCTCGTTGCGATAATTTGTAGAGCCAGTTAAGAATCCCTTGTAGTCGCCCACGTCAGGACGCATAACCAGCTCTTCTAGAAATTCAGCCATCCTTGCTATGGCTAGTCGGTCTGAGGTGTCGTTAGACGCAAACCCTATGCGATAGACAAGGATGTCACCATCAATTAAAGCAATCACTTCTTGGACAGGAAGTCTGCCATTTGGCGCAACACTGTAGCAGCTTGTACTTTGCTGTCGAAGGTGTTGTCGTTAATCGTAACTGCTCCATCGGACGTGATCTCAAAGTTAAACTCTTGTCCAAAGTACTCACCATCTGTTACTTTGAATGTTGAGAATGCTGGTTCAACTTTAAACTCTACCTTCGGTGCTCGAACTGTATTCTTCTTTGTTGCTGTCATGTTTATCTCCTTAGAGGACATCGTCAAGGGCTTCTTCTGTAGACTCATCGCCTTCGTACAGAACAAGATCAGTAATAATCAACTTACCTACACCTACTGCTACACCAGTCTTCTTCTGATAGGTGTACTCATACGGCTTGAGCAGAGCAATGGCTTTAGATCCGTTGCCTACCTTACCGTTGATCGGGTTGCCGTCTTTGTCTTCTGCCTTGATAGGATAGTTCACGCTCTTGGCTGTAATAAAGTGGCCCTTCTCAGGCTGATCAGGTTTGGTGCGTACATTAACACCGATCTGCTTCAGCTTGCTTACTGCTTCAGTGCTGAGATTGCATAGGTCTACTTGGTACTTCCCTGAGAGCTGATTAGGCTGGTCCAGGAATGCCCACATAACTTCTGCTTGCACTTTTACTGGTTGTAAGTTCATCTACTTCTCCTTTTTAAATATACCTATATATTATACCAGATTAATGTAGCTTGTCAACATCATCGCCTATTGATTTCACATGCTGAAATGAAGCCATCATAATAGCTGTGCTAAAGATTGACTGTAGCTCGTGCATGTCTGTCACTGAGGTCTTGATATTAACGGTGTCGTCCTTCTTGATTACAAGGACAATTACTTCTGCTGCATCTTTGTAGAAACTATCTTCTTCATCGTCTAGTGAGTCTGTGCCCATGTCTTTCCTTTCTTGTATTCACCGTCTAATGGGCATCGTAACTGCAACACCTGCCCTGCCTCTTTGATGCTCTCTACTGCCAACTTCCCAACAGTATCTGCGTACTGTTCATCAACCTCAATCTGCCACTCGTCGTGCACATTAGCCACGAACTGTGCATTGATCTTTGCCTTGCGGATCTTCTCGTCTAGCAGGATCAAACCTTGCTTCATCACTATCGCACCAGCACTCTGTAGTAGCGTGTTGAGTGCTGCGTGTGCGGAACGAACCTGTAATACCCTGCCATCGAGACCTGGAAGAGTACCTTCCGCTGATAGGCGTTCAACTTTCTCTCGAAGCTGCTTAAGTGCTGGCGTGTTCCGTAGAAAAGTAGCGATGAGTGCTTGTCCTTCTTTTGCTGAACCACCAACAATAGTCCCGATCTTGGCTGGCCCTGCTCCGTACAGGAGAGCGTAAATAAACGTCTTCGCCTGTGCTCTGGTCGAAAGACCTGCTGCATTTTGATTCTTGGTATGGATGTCACCTTCAACGATCTCTCTAGCATAAGCAGCGTCCTTCATGTAATGAGCAAGCATTCGTAGCTCTAGTGAACTTGCATCAGCACCAACTAGCATCTTACCTTCTGGGACAGTCCAGCAGCTTCGACACTCTTCACCGAAGGGACTGCCACTACTAGGCACCTGAGCCATGTTAGGACTGTGGTGCGTCATCCGTCCCGTGACTGCTCCGTTGGTAATGACCTTACCGTGAACCCGTCCGTCTTCAGATACAGCATCAAGCCATGACTCAACCTGAGCCACCCGTTTCTGAACGAGTAAGTATTCAGCGATAAGTTTTGCTTCTGGAATATCGACTCCTGCCAAGACTGATTCGTCAACAATTACGTGTCCTTTCTCAGTATGCTTCTTAGGTTTCCAGCCTTTCTCCATCAACCGCTTAGCGATCTGCTGCCTAGACCCAGGATTAAACACCTCTACATCGTCCTTCAAGGGCTTGCCAGTCTTCTCAGATACCCTAGGAGTAACGATAGGAGGGAAGACTACCTGAAGCCCTTCTTCGATCTCTGAGAGCCTAGTCTTCCAACCAGCGACAAGAGAGCAGGATAGTGTACGATCCAGAGTAAAGCCATGCTTCTCCTGCCGTGCAACAATAACCTGAACCTTGTGCTCTAGTTCGATGGACTGCTCAGAGAATCCCTTCAGCTCTTGAAGCAGGTACAGATAAAGATCACCGCATATCTTGACGTCCTCTGCACAGTACTCAAGCATTGTCTCGGTTAGACCGCCATCGAAATCGTCGAACTCCTTCTTGGTTCTTCCGACTAGACTTGCTAGCTTTGCTAAGCTGTGCCCGTTCTCTCTTTGAGGGTTTGATAGTCTTGACATAACCAGTGTGTCCCGTACTTGACTCGTCCGAATCGTAGTCTTCCAGACTTTGTTCAAGATCGGAAAGTCGAAGCTGATCCCGTTGTGTCCAACTATCAATGTTGCTTTCTTGATAAACTCTCGGAAACTTGCTGCTTCTGTCCATTGCTTTACTTCCTTAGTATCCAGATCATAAGTGCAACAACACCAAATAACATCGTGCTTAGTATTAGTTTCAATATCAAGTGCAATCCTCACAGGCTCTTATCCTCGAATGTTTCAGTCATGCGTCCAGTAATCCTATCATAATACAACGAACAGGCTGGTCCTGTCAAGCCACTGAAGCGATTCTTAAGCACTCGAACCCTAGTGGTGTGACG